ATCGCGGCTTTCTCTCCGCCAGTTTCCCACGCTGCGCCATCGATGCTATGCCGCGTTGGCACGACAATCCAATCGCGGTCGCAGTCCGCTTTCATGATCTCGTCGTATCCTTCGCCGAAGATCATGTGCCCGTCGCACTTCATCAGATACTGTCCGGTCGCGATCTGTGCCGCCTCGTTGATGCTCGGTCGCATCCCCCGCGGCTCGTTGTGCCGTACCACGATCGCGCGAGGATCCAGCGGGGGATCGGGCCAGGGTCCGCCATCCAGGACGACGATCACTTCGAGATCGCCGGCGGCGTTCGTCAGGAGACCAGTGACGGTCTTCTGGAGATGCGCCTCATTGCGGGCCGGAATGATGACGGACACGCGCCCGGGAATCATGCCGCCTGCCTCTCCTCGTCCAGCGCGAGCAGCACGAGCTCATCCGCCTCGGTGCGTTCCCAGCCCTCCGCGTAGATCACGACGCCCTTCGCCTCCAGCTCGGATCCGTGCTGCGCGCAGTAGTCGCGGGCCAGCGCAAGAGGGAGTCGCATCACCTCGGCCACAAAGGCAGCGTGATCGCCGAAGAAGTCCCGGAGGGCCGTCTGCCACCCCGGCACATCGTCCGCGTGCTTCTTCGCGAGCTTTTCCACCGCCACCCGCTCCCGGCGCAGACAGCGCACCGCTTGATCGTGGATCGCCATGTATCCCTTGTACGAGGCACGTGCCGCCTCCCGCCGCCGCACCGGTTCCGGTTCAGGAGTTGTCCGCTGCCCAGGCTGGAAATCCCGCTTCGAGAGCTCGTCGAGTTCCGCATCCGGATTCATGTTCAGAATGAGCCGCGCCTCACTCGGCCGCATCACGCGGCTCCGAATCATCTTCTCGAGATACCCCGCCTGGGACTCGAAATCTCCGCGCATCAGCGCCGCCAGAAGGAACTCGGCCAAATACGCATCCTTAGCGAGAATCAGATCGCGCTGAATGGCTTGCTCGAACGTGATCGCAATCGCACGCAGCGTCGTCATAATGTAGTCGAGCGCCGCTTGAACTTGGGAGTTGTACGACACGGCATCCTTGATGCCCAGCTTGTGGCCCGGCAAGCGGAGCAATCGCGCCACTTCTCGCACGCCCCACTCTTGCGACGCCATCATCTGGGCCTTCTCTGGCTCCACGCCCAAATTCGTGACGGTCACATCGTCAGGCACCAGCAGCAAGCCGAACGAGTTCTCCACCCCCGCCGCATACCGGGAGATGCTCGCGTGAAGGCCCGCCTCGTCGAATTCATCCTTGTCGCCTTTGTACGTGGCCAAGAGCGCCGCGGTCATCCCGGTCTTAAAGAACCGCCCCGCGGCCTTCCCAGTCGCCAGCGCCGACCCAATCGACTGGGCGCCGTACGTTACCCGCGACATCATCGACAGGCCCCCGTCGAGCGAGAGCCCGCGTACGCAGAACATCTCCTCTTGCGTGACATAGCGCGGCTCGCGGGTCGCCTCCCGAAGCAGAAATCGGAGTCGCCCGGACGGAAGCCGCTCGGGCGTGATGCGATCGGGATGTCGCGGAAGCAGTTGCTCGACGAAGCCCGTCGGGCCACTGACGATCTCCGCGTACGCGACTTCGCGCAAGAGATACTGCACAACCATGCTCAACCAAAACTCGGTTGCAGTCTGATAGGCGTTCGGCTGCCACCGCAGCATATACGCCAGACTCCCGATGCCATTGCTCTGATCAATCCCGCGCCCGAAGATCGGCCGCACCCGATCCTTGCCGCCATCGTCGCGGGTGCGAAACATCTGGACCGGCAAGGTCGCGAGGTCTAGCCCGATGGTCGTCGTGCCCGCGTACATCGCAGACAACGTCATGGCGAGTTCGGGGGTCACGACGACGCCCGCCGCGGATAACGTGCTCAGCCACGGGGCTGGCACATACCACCGATCATCCAACGGCCCCCATTGCGCCGTGAGGCGGGGCGGGAGGGCCTGGGTCGAGAGACGCTGTAGGTAGCCCATGGGTTATGGTCGCCTCCGATGGCTTTCCTCAGTCGGCCATCGTCGCACGAATGGGGGCCGTGATGGCAAGACAATCCACAGCAAGACGACTCCGGGAACCACGAGCGCCCCGCGCCCGATCAGTGCCCACAGTCCAGTGGTGACGAGCGCGAGCGCGACGATCAAGAAACATTCGTCTAATCCGATCACAGATGACGTGGCCTTCCAGAGTGCGGCGAG